GACGTGACAGAAACACCAACAGCATCTAGTGAAAAAGTTAGTGACGTAACGTACAACGGTGCGCAAATCGCGTCCGCTTTGGAGATTGTTGCAGCGGTTGGTCTTGGAACATTAACGCAAGAACAAGCAATTGTTTTCTTGGTTCAGTTCTTAGGTCTTGACGTTGACGTTGCGAAGTCGATGTTTCAAACAGGCGGTGACGCGGTGGCTAAATTGTCCGCTCAAAAAAAAAAAGTAGTTGCAAAGAAGAAAGTTGCGGTTGCTGAAAATAAAATAAGCGCAGAAGATAGCGCGTTGTGGTTAGCTTATCTTAAAGAGAAAGCGGAATACATAAACGAACAAGAATGGGAGTTAATTTCTGACGAAGAAGTAACTAATCCAGAAGGCGAAGAAAACTACCGCACCGAGTTTATGAGCGCTCGCGGTTACGACAACCCCGACGAAGTAAGCAAAGCGTTAGACACGGGGCTTTACAAAGTTCGCTATTATTATTCAAAGAATTTCACATACAAAGACGGAGAAATTGTAACGCGTGACTTCTGTCAAGAAATGGTTGCGCTTTCTAAAATGGGTGCGCTATACCGATACGAAGACATTATAAAAATGGGTGAAAATCCTGACGTCAACGGAGATTTTGCACCTTCAGGAAGTAACACATATTCAATTTGGATTTATAAAGGCGGTGTTTATTGCCGCCACGCGTGGTTTAGAAAAGTGTTTGTACGCAAAAGAGAGAAAGGTCGCTTCCTTCCAAACGACGGATTGAACAATGACAGAGTTGTAACAGGCGGTGTTGCAAACGAACTATTTCCAAAAGGACAAGAAGCGGTTCGTCCGAACGATATGCCAAACAGAGCATCATTAAAATATAAATAAAAACTACAATGGCACTACAACCCGAAGTTCTACTCATTGACGAAAACTATATCAAAAAATATACATGGATTAACGGAAGCGTTGACCCATTGCTTATGTATCCTGCTATTTATTTAGCGCAGGACAAGTACGCACAACTTTATTTAGGAACTGACCTTTACAACCGCATCAAAGAAGACGTGGTGAACGAAGATATTACGGGCGCATACGCAACCCTTCTTGACAATTACTTGCGTCGAATGATTATGTGGTGGACTATGTATGAAGTGCTTCCGCATTTGTACGTTAAAACGGATAACGGAAGTTTAGTAATTCGCACAAGTGAAGACACTCAACCAATAAGCCAAACCGATTTGCAGAACTACCGCGATCAAGCGCGTCAACAGGCGATGTTTTACACGCAACGAATGGTTGACTTTTTGTGTCAGAACTCAGCAGACTTTCCCGAATACACGACGAACACAACAAATCAAATATGGTCGCAAACAAATGTTTATCCGTCGAACGCTTTCGAGATTAGCGACGGGCGCGACAGACGACCTTACGAATACAGAAGACCAGGATTAGGTTGGTTTAGATAACTAAAATAAAACACATGGCTACAAGGGGACGAAAGAAAGACATGGTAAAACAAAAGATTTACGAAGAAAAATTTCGTAAGTATCTAATCAAAAAAGAAAAACAAATAAAGAAGTTGAGCAATGAAAATTAACGCAGAAGGTTACGCACTAATAAAACATTTTGAAGGTTGTAAATTGAAGGCGTACAAGTGTCCTGCTAACGTGTGGACAATTGGTTTTGGGAACACTTTCTACGAGAACGGCGATAAGGTAAAAGAAGGCGACGTAATAACGCAACAACGCGCGGACGAATTAGCGAAGTTTATAATTGACCAGTTCGCCGTTTCGATTGCTCCGTTTATTTTACAACCGTTAACTGAAAACCAATTTAGCGCGTGTGTTTCACTAGCGTACAACATCGGAACGGGTGGCTTCAAACGTTCGTCGGTATTCAAGAAACTAAACGTGAACCCAACAGACCCAACAATAGCTAATTCGTTTCGATTGTGGAACAAAGGCGGTGGTGTTGTCTTGAAGGGTTTGGTTCGTCGTCGCGAAGCTGAGATACAATTATATTTTAAAGCATAACGACAATTATATTTTAAGTCATGAACGCAGAAACCGAAATTACTTTGATACACGAAGAACTTCAAAATATGAATAAGAAAATCGACCGTATTTATCACGTGTTGATTGGTGACGACGAAATGAAAATTGAAGGTCTTGTAAGTAAGGTTCAAAAGCACGACAAGTACATAAACAACCAACGCCTTCAAGTTGCGCGTTTGGGTGGTATTGCAACCGCAGCGGGTATCGTTGGCGGTTTAATTGTTCAACTAATTTTAAAAATGATATGAGAGACTGGTTCAACTCTTTGTTAAGTAATTGTTCGAAAGTATCGAGCAAGCGAGTTATTGCTATATTTGTTGTAACAAATTTGATTCTTTTAAGTTACATCGCCACGTTTTCTGAATATGACTGTCCAATTGCAATGTACGACACGCTCGCATTGTTAACAGCAGGTTTGTTCAGTGGTACTGTGATTGAAAAGTTCACTAAAAAAACAAAGAATGGCAACACCGAAAACAACAGCTCGAACAATAGCTGAAGAAATTTGTGGTAAGTTCAAAGACACTCCGTCGTTAACCTTAGCAAAGAAACTATTTGCTGAATATCCTGAAGTTTACAATTCACAAGAACACGCAAGAACATTCATTCGAATTGTACGCGGTCAAAAAGGAAACTATGATAGAAAATATGCGGCGGATAAATCGCTATTCGACGCAAAGCCACGACCATTAAACCCATTTGTACTTCCAAAGTCTTACGCTAAAAAGCGTAAACATATTGAAGTAAAGGGAACGAAGTTTTTGATTCTTTGCGATGTTCACATTCCTTACCAAGACAACGAAGCGTTAACCGTTGCAATTAACGAAGGGGTACGTCAAGGGTGTGACGCTGTGATTCTTAACGGCGACGCGTTAGACTGTCACATGATTTCAGACTTTGTCAAAGATCCACGCAAGCGAAAATTCAAAGACGAGTTGTACGCGATGCGTCAATTTGTGGACACGTTAAGACAGCAATTCCCAACGGCAAATATCTATTACAAAGAAGGCAACCACGAAGAACGCTACTGGCGTTATATGCGTGTGAAAGCGCCTGAGTTATTCGACATTGACGCGTTCGACTTCGCGTCGTTGTGTCATTTAGATAAACACGATATTAAATGGGTTGACGGAAAGAGCAAGTTAAACATAGGCAAACTTTCGATATTTCACGGTCACGAATTTGGAAAACAATTCCTTCCTTCAGTCAATGTAGCGCGTGGATTGTTCATGAAGACAAAGGTGAGCGCGTTATGTGGACACCACCACCAAACAGCGGAACACAACGAACGCGACGCTAACGGAAAGTTTATAACGTGTTGGGGTGTTGGTTGTTTGAGCGAACTTAGTCCCGACTACAATCCATATTCAAAATACAATCATGGATTTGCTATTGTAGAGTTGGGAAAAAATGGTTACTTTAGCGTCAAGAACCTGCGTATACACGAAGGACAAATTTTATAAACCTAAAAAAAAATAACTATGTTAATCGGAACAATCTTTTCAGTCACTTTATTAATTGCAATTGTATGGGTGCGAGGTATCGACAAGATGTCGAAGGAACACCCAGACTACAAAGGCGAAGATTTTATCTAATATGGACAAAAGAGAATACCAACCCGACGCACTTGTTGTTGTAATTGCAACGTCTGTTTTTTGGTTGCTTGTTTATTTTGCTTTTTCGAATTTAAAACCGAAAATTGAAACGCAAGTTGAACTAAAAAAACAGGACAGCATTATTAATTATAACGAAGGCGAATATCAAATGTTAGTTGAAGAAACGATTGAACTAAAAGAACAACTTTCGTATTATGAAAACGCTCAACATTCAACCAAAACGACCTACCGCACTCGTCGTGATACTATTCTTCGTATCGATACTATTCGTAAAACTGATGTTATTTATTTAGTGAACGCTTGCGATAGCGTTATTGCGTCCGATTCGCTTGTAATTAACAATTTAACGGAACAATTGAACATTGAAGAAAGAAAGATAAACAACTTGCAAGAAGTGGTCGTTGCTTATGAACAGAAGGAACAGTTGTTGACTGAAGAAATTAACACTTTGAACGTTGATAAAAAGAAATTAGACAAACAAAAAAAGCGCAGAAACCGCGCCTTAGTTGTAACATCGTCCGTCGCTATTTTGTCGACGTTTGTTCTTTCAATTTTACTTTAGATTCGGGAACGTAGAACTTCATTGAGAACTGGATAGCTTCACTCAAGAAAGTGTTGCGGCTGTTCTCTCCGCGTTTCTCGTCTATCTCGTTCCAAAGGTCTTTGTGCAAGTAGACACATATTCCTTTTTTAGTTTTGCTCTCTGCCATTTTATTTAATTTTAATTTTCTTCAACAATTTCAATTGAAATAGCTGGTGTACATTCGTTTGTAAAAACATAATATCCATCACTGCGAGAACATAATCTAAATTTTTCAGCGTAATGTTTTAATATATTTTTTGCTTTTGTTTTAGAATTAAAACGCTCATAATGTGTAAGCATTCCATTAGAGCGATATACTACTTTATAAATTACATTACTCATTTTCATTCGGTTTAGACATCATTGAACCAATCATTAACGCAAGATATATTTTCTCTTTTGCGTTTAAGTCTTTGCGTTGAGAAAGCTCCATAAGAATATCTCCGAGAATCTTTCCTTGTTGAAAGTAGGTCGCTATTGAATTAACGATTTCGCGCTCACGATCGTAAGTCATTTTGAGCGTTTCATAAAGGGGTGTTGGTTTCATATTATTATTTTTTCTATTTCTTGTTTTACTTCGTTCCAATATTCAACAGTAACATAATGTGATGCTATAGATAAAATTTCATCTACTGCAATTAAAGCGCATTGTTTTGCGTCTTCCCTTGCCTCGTCGTCGTATAACAAACCTGCTCGCAAATAAATGCAATACTTGTTGAACAGTTCTTCCGCTTTCTCTTTTGGTATCATATTGTAAATGTATGCTAAATTATTTTACCCGACAACGTATTGTCCATAACTTGGATTAAGTTCGAAATACATTCGCATCATTATTGCGTCGGCAACGTCAGGCGAAATTCCTTCACGATTCTTGATAACGTCCTTCGGTGTGACCATTAGTTTTCCGTCCACGTCTGCGCGGTGTCGTTTAATCATTTCTAACTCACGCACGATTTGTTCTTTGCGCGTACTGGATAAGATTGTTACTTTGTTTTCTTCAACGTACTGAGCAAGTTTGTAGTAACATTCGCTTTTCAGATTTTGGTATTGCGGGTGTTTTGGTTTAGATCCGTTGACAAACCCTCGACATTTTAAGAAGTCAACCACACCACCACCAACACCATCTTCGTCGCACACTACGTCTTGCAATAAAATCGAATGCTGTTGACAGGTTAAGCGAACTTTGTTCACTACTTCGTCCAACGCTGCACGATTCATTTCAATTACATCAATAATAGTTAGACCTTCCCAAACGCAAATGATTGTCCTGTCCTTCCCGAATCGCGCTATATCGGCTGTTATGTATTTCTTTCCTTCATTAATTACTTCGTTGCGGAACATTCGAAGTAGGTTCTCCGTTTGAAACAACTTATCGCTGTCGTCGTCGAACTCCCAGTTGCCTTCTAAAAGTCTTTTGCGGTCGTATTCAGGAAGGCGTCTAAGAGATTCGATGTAAGCGACAGGAAGGAACGGATTGTCCTGTGGTAACGCTTGCACGAAGGCGCGGTGTGAAGGTAATTCGTTGCGGTTGTTCTTCATGTAGAACTCATTGTAAAGCCAACCCTTCGACGGATTGCACGAAAGAAAACCTTTTGGAATAAGACCGAACTCGTTCAACTTAAAACGACAACGAGAGTGAACAATGCTGACAGCCTTTGCGGTTACTTCGGAACATTCATCTACGAAATAGTCTGTAATTTCAAGCGACCCTAATGAATTATAGTTAACATCTGAGGGGTAAGCCTGCAAGTCTTTTAGCACTATTTCGCTTCCGTTGAAGAACTTAATTATATTCGATTGTCCGTTGAAAGTGTAGTGTTTGTTTGCTATCAATCCGAACTCTTCAGCAGTTTCAAAGAACGTGTTTAACGTCGTCTTTTTTAAGTTGTCTAACTTTGCACGTCCAATTAAAGAACGCGTCCCTGCGTACTTCAAACGACGTTGAATCTGCCACATACAACCGAACTTCGTCTTACCACCGCCTGCCGCGCCACCGTATAATAACTGCTCAACAATGCTGTCGGTGTTCAAATAATTTAACGCTTCAATCTGACGCGGCAGGTATGTTGGTTTGTATGGATTCAAAATAGAGATAATTGATTTTCAACCACAGGACAAAGTTCGTCTTGAAGCATCTGAATAATACTGTCGTATTTCTTTAAGTCATTGTTTTGCTTCACTTGATGCAGAAGCAATTCAAGACCAACTTGAAACGCTTCGCTTTTGGTTTCGTAAACGCAATGTTTTGCGTGGTAAATTAAAGGCTGCGACCAACCTTGATTCTGTCCTTTGAAACTAATTGAATAACTCCACAAACCACTTTCGACAATAGCGGTGTTAACCTGCGCTTCGTAACCCTTACTACATTTGTAAGTTTTCAAGATAGGGTTTTCACACACTCCGTGTTCGTTGTAAGTGAACTGGCTCATTGCTTCGACAAGTATAATTTATACAACTCACGCATTCCTTCAAACCGAATTGATTCCTTCAACAACATTCTTTTGCGGTCGCTCATTCGCTCAACCATTGATTGAACGAGCTGTTGTTCGAAGTAGATGTTCTTCTTTGCGTTCGCTTTGCATAGGCGGTATTCTTCTTCCGTGAAGGTGTCAGCGTTTATCTGTTTGCTTTCTTCAAGCCAACGCATAAGCGACACCGCACGAATCTCGATAACCGTATATTTTCCTTTCTTGAAGTTGTGCAAATCTTCTGCAAACATTCTGCGCCAGCTATCGTCGTTTACCGCCATTTCTTTTTCTTTTAGTTGTTTAGATTGTTCTTCTTTTGATTCCGCGATTTCACGCTGTATTTGTAGATTCGCCTTGTCGCGGTGTGGTTTGTAATGTGTCAACACGTCACCAATAAACGACACGCTCAACGCTCCGAAGTGTTCGCATTTCTTTGACAGTTCGTTCGCTGCATTCAATTCAAAGGCAAGATTGAAGTGTTCAAACGTCACCCAACGAAAGTGTTTGCCTATGAACTCGTGAAGCATCTGGAGTAGTTGCGCTTCCGGTAACGCGATGCCGTACATAGCGCAGACCTTCGAGCATAACTTAACGAACGCAGGCAGTTCGTAGTCGGCAACGAACGCGCTTTCACGTTCTGCACGATCAACCCTTTGTGTAGTTGTGAGCGTCGTTGTAGATGCGCTGCGCAGCGTCTGAATCGAATTTTCCATTTTTGATTTTAGTGTTTTGGTTTGTAGTTACGAATGTAGTTAAATCCCATTTACGAACGGCAGCCTTCCAGTCTTTCATTTGATTGCGTCCGACCTTCCAACCATTCGCCTCGTAGTGTGCATGAAATTTTTCGGTAAATGCAAGCGCGTCTTTGTCACTTAACTTTTCGCAGGCGTAGTCGTATATTTCTACAACCGTTGGTTTAACGAACGAAGGCTTCTTTTCTTTCGTTGGTGCTGGAAGTTGAGCGGGTTGCGCGTTCAATAGTTGTTGAACTTGCGCTTCGAGAATCTCAATTCTCTTTTTGAG